GCTTACAAATCAAGCCTCAATGGATACAGTAAGCAACTCTTTGATCCATTTTGTCGGTCTCAAAAGTTTCCCTACACGATTCCGGGTACATCTCATGAAATCCAAACAACTTTGGCACAATTGAATTTCATCAAATGGTGTATTAAGAATAATATTATTGACTACATTGCCGAGAACAAGGAAAAACTCTTTAGTAAGCAATTGACATGAAGCCCCTGTCAAACACAAAAGTTTGATATCCGGTATAGTACATGTTCAAAGAAAAGGTTTCTGTAGAAATGTCTATTCCAGAGTCGGTGTCTAATTTAACTTCAATGCTAGTCTTTTCTGATTGAATCTGACTAAAGTCCAAGTTTCCCGATGGTTCCACATTTACTGGATTCAACGAGAAACTATATGTGTAAATATTTCTGATAGGTCTTGATAATCGTTTTTGATATGGAATTAAAAATTTGTAATATTCATGATTTGTTTTTGTAACCTCTGGTAGTTTATTTCCATTTATATAGAAGCTTGCCTCTTTCATTACTGGATAAAGGGTTGTATCTTCACCTTGAAAGTCTAAAGTAGCGGAAAAGTTGAACCGGTTTTCATATAGATACTCGCCACCCGAACCACTACCTTCCGCGTCGTCTTCATTTTCAAATATAGTATTCCTGATAAACCAATGAATACATTTCACAGGGATATTGGGAACTAAGTTGTTCTTTATTATGTCTTCGTTAAGTTCACTAAGTGCCACTGGATGTTTTCTCACGAGATCGGTGATCATTGTCTGTCTCTCACTCGCCAAGAACTTCCTTTCATCTGGATTGACTGTTATTTCTTCGGTGATAACATTAAAAGATGGGAGTGTCACCGTATCAGTTGTATTTGTGAAAAATGTTTGTCTGTGAAACTCAAATTCAAACTCAATCTTCTGACGGAAAATTGAACACACTGGAAAGTATGGTCTATTTGGTTTATTTGTGTCATACTCATCACTCGCAAACTTCCTTGAGAAAAAGAAGTGAATGGGTATCACCAGATCTGCGTCATATTGCGCAACACCTGTACTCGTAGGAGCGTCATCAAAACCAAGGTTTCTATTTACAAGAAATCTATTCGCTACTTTTTCTGAAACTTCTAAATAAAGATCGTCATAGATAATACCCCAATCATCGTGGATTTTCTCAACTTCAATATCATCCACAAACATTGTCACACTCTTTAGAATATGTCTTCCCAACTGATCCGCATAGTTTCCATCGCTTATACCAGGCATAGTGAGACTCAAATACATATTACTCAAAAGGTCACCCATATTTGTTGGGTTGAATTGTACTTTAATCGTCTCATTAAATGGCCACGAAGGTTTTGCGTTTCCGGGTTTTACAATATTTCTACTTCTGTGATACTTACGAAAGTCGGAATGTCTCCGATCGGTGGTATAATTAAAGAAGGACTCGTCTGGATCTTTGGAAAGCAAGTAGGTGTCTTGCTTCCCAATAGCCTTGAGCGAAATTTTCGCAGCTTCACCCATACCTATCTATTGTCTACATATTTTTAATATCCATTTTCCACATGTCAATGTGTGAGGTACCCTTCATAACTTCAAGTTCTTCCCTCGCTTGTTTTGATTCTTTGAGGAGTTCTCGTACACACTCTTCAGTATATTGGACAGTCTTAATGTTGAGGAGATAGTCGTAGGTTCCGTTGATTTTGGGAAAGATACCAGCCAACTGTCTCTCAAGATCATCCTTCTTTCTCTTGAAGACAACAATCTGTCCCTCAATAACCATTGTCACAAACTTTGATTTGTACCCACACATCTTGGATCTAACTTCAAGTACTTTGATGAGATGTTCTCTTCTCTTCTTGTAGTGTTCAAGGCGAAGATCCACAAAGTCCTTGAGGATTTCTTCGGGACTGGAGTACTTGTAGATGCCCTTGACTGGATGAAAAAGATGCATATTTGAGGTATGGAAGCTCTTTCTCAACTTGAGATCCTTCAGAATGTCTTTGCCAGTGTATCCCATAATTTCAAAATCAACATCTTCCGTTGTTGAGTTGTTTGTGAATCCGGAGATGACCTTTTTCTCTACAAGGGCGTCAAGATACTCCTTGTAGTCTTGGGTCCAGCGCCCCGGTGGAAGTTCTGTCACTTTGAGTCGCGACCCTGTGTCTCGCCACACACCTTCCGTGATCCAAGTACCATCTTCTTTGAAAACTTTGCCCTTGAAACCCCGGAACCAAGGACTCATATCTTTGAATGAATGTCCCTCCAAGGCTCTTTGAATATTCTCCTTGATATCCTTGGGGTTGAATGGTGGTACATAGCAACTGAAACCCGTACCGATACCCTCGGTTCCATTCACGAGAACCATTGGTAAAGTTGGCATGTAAAAGTCTGGTTCAATGGAGCGTCCATCATCGTCCAAGTAGTTGAGGATCGGGTCATCCCGAGGATCAAAGATCTTGCGAGCCTCCTTGGTAAGTTTTGTGAAGATATACCTCGTTTGAGAAGCGTCTTTACCACCCATGAGACGCGTACCAAATTGACCACATGGCTCAAGAAGGTTAATGTTGTTTGAACCTGTATAGTCGTTGGCCAACTTAACGATGGTATCCGCAAGGGACACTTCACCGTGGTGGTAAGCTGACTTGTCCGCAACATATGCCGCCAACTGTGCCACCTTCATTTCATCTTTGAGGTTCTTGTGGAAGCAAGCATACATCACTTTCCTCTGCGAAGGCTTGAGACCATCCGCCATATGGGCAATAGAGCGCTTGAGGTCTGCCAAACTGAAATTGACCAAGTCTTTGCGGACAAAGTGGGTAATGCTCAAGTTCTTGACAGATCCATAGGGAACTTCCAATTCTTTGGGGTCCTTCGCTGTACTCTCCAAAAGCCAAGACTTTCTATCATCCGCCTTCTTCTTGTCAAAGGCGAGAACGATGGACTTGTCTGTCATGATATCCATGTCAAACTTCACAGTGAGGTCCTGAATCTTCTTGAAATACTCCCGAGCTTCAGCACTCGTGCTGGTACCCAGACCCTTGTAGTACTTGATTTTCCAACCTGCTTGTCCGCTACCATACCAGGTACGGAAAGCCGAATCTGTATAGAATGATTTTGATTGACCACCCTTGGAAGCCTTGATGATTGGTGTCACCATAGAAACCACGAAACCCAACTTGAGGAGACTGGGCCAGAAGTAGTGGATCATATTTAGGATGAGACCCTTGATATGAGAACCATCATTATCGGCATCTGTCATAATCATAAGACGACCATAGCGAAGTTCAGAAACATCTTGGTAGTCTTTTCCTTGTTGAAGACCAAGGATCTTCTTGAGATCATTGAACTCCTGGTTTGATGTAAGCTGTGCCACCGAAGCGTCCCGAACATTCTTACATTTACCGCGAAGTGGGAACACACCGTAGTGATCACGACCAACGACAGAGAGACCCGCAACCGCGAGGGTTTTCGCCGAATCACCCTCCGTGACAATGAGAGTACACTTTCCAGATTGTGCCGTACCCGCCTTGTTCGCGTCATCCAACTTGGGAATACCGGTAATTTTGGACTTGCGAGCACCATCGGTCTTCTTGAGTTCCCTCATCTCCTTAAACTTTGACAGTGCTGTGAGTTCACCTTGAATACCGGTCTTTAGGGCATTCTTCACAAAGTTCTTTGGTGGTTCAAACTTACTCCCAAAGTCTTGAGCCTTTGAGGTACACTCCGACTTCACCTGACTTGAGAAGGTTGGGTTCTCAAGGGTTGCCTTCACAAAGATGTTGAAAGTATTCTTGACTTGTTGTGGCTTCAACTTGATCTTCTTTGCCATCTCATCAATGATACCGGTGGCAAGGTAAGAAGCTACATGATCCACATGGGTTCCACCTTTCGTTGTAGATATACCATTCACAAAAGAGACTTGTTCAAGTCCGTTGTCTGATGGACCAATACACACTGACCAGCGATCGGTGGTGACTGAACAGATATCCGTGACACCTTCATGCATCTTGGCGTAAGCCTCAAACGAAGTCTTTGGAAGGGCTTCACCTTGAAACTTCACTTTACAGTTTGGAGTCGTACAGATATTTGCATCCCAAACCCGCTTCTCAAAGATTTTGTAGATTGAGGCATCCATCTTATTCATACCAAATCTCTTCCAATCAGGGATGAAAGTGATTGAGACCGAAGAAGTTGAGGCAGAATGCTTTGTAATCTTTGGTGGGTGACACACCGTCATGTTATTGTTCCACTTTTGTGTGTAACACTGCTTTGTCTCCC